TATGGAACTTCTTGGTCTGGTCATTATGCCGTAGCGTAGTGCATCATACATATGATCCATTGCGTTAGTATCTACATCCTCTGCTCGTTTAAACCTGCCTTGTACAAAGCTTACTACATCACTCTCTGATCGTATCGCAGGATCATCGTCCTGCATTACTGTTACCTCTGCTGTATCAAAGGGTACTTCGTTATCTTCTGCCATATTTAATATCCAAAGTTAGGATCAGCGATTTGAAAGCCTGTTCGCTGATTCACAGGGTTGTAGTCCCATATTGAGCTACGTGGTCGTGTCATTACACCGTATCGTAGTGCGTCATACATGTGATCCATGCTATTTGTGTCTACATCTTCGGAGTTCTTTTTGTCCAAAGGGAGACTAGGAAGTTGAGATATAAGGTTTGTGCAGTTATTAAATATAACAAGGCGTGGTTCATCGGTATGTTCATCGACTTGGAGTCTTCTGTGTAATTCGTTTTTTCCTGCAACTCTACTTCCTCTGCTTCTATCTGATGGTCGCCACTTACAACCTCTTACTATCATTTGCTCTGCTAGGCTAGGACCAGTGTCGCCCCTTTTGTGCCATAGTGAACTATCTAAAACTCCGTATTGTATCGTACCGTCTTCAGCTTCTAGCTCTAGTATTCTGTCGGCTAAGTCTACAGCTAAGACTTTTGACACCTGTAACTCCCTGTATACAACAAGCTGTTCAGCAGGTGATACGGCTAACCATACTACAGCAGAGTAACTTCCGTAACCATAGTCACACGCTCTAAACTTTCTCCAACTAGACGGTATCTTGAACGGCTCTACTACGTGCTTCGCTCTATCAAACTCAGGAAACGCAGCACCTTCAGCTACGTCCCAGTTACCTTCTAGCAGTTGCTTTCTCTGATGCTCAGGCAACGATAGCAGCATTGCCTCATAGTCACCAGACTCAGCTAGATAAGGATTGTCAAACAAATTAGCAGGTATGAAGCGTCTTCTAAAAAGAGGTTGCCCCTCTCTGCTATGCCCTTGTGGAAATGTAATAACATTACCTGACTCTAACTCCGTTGCCCAAAAAGAACTGTTGGGAGGTGAGGGATCTACAAACATCTTTTTAACCCACTGATGTCCTGCTCCCCCAGGGTTTGTCGTTGCTCTCATATACAGTCCTAACGATTGATCTGCACTTCTTAGTCGTGATCGCATATAGTCCCAAGCATATGGTGTTGCCCATTGTGTAAGTTCGTCAAATCCTATCCAGTTAAAAGCCTGACCTTGGTAACGCATTACGTCTAGGTCACGGTCTAGATAGGACATCCACAGTCGTCCCCCCTTAGGTGTCACCCATTGTGACTTTCGTTCTGACCACTTAATCCCTGGAATTGCTTTTGGATATAACTCCTGAGACTTTTGTATCAACTCTCTTAGTTCCTCCGTTGTGTGTCGTACTAACAGCCCACTGAAGTTGGGATTGTTTAGTCCTCTGAGTGGGTCAGCTAACATGGCAAATGATTTGCCTCCTCCTGCTGCTCCACCATATAACACCTCACGTTCTGACGAGGCTAAGAAATCTGTTTGAGGTCCATCGTTTGGTTTGAACAACACATCTTGTTCCTGAACCTCTTGTGGCTGTACCTGAATGTTTATTTCAGGCAGCTGTTCCTTCTGTGGTATAACTTCCTGTACTTTGGGTTTCGATCTTCTCAATCTCTTTGATCGTCTTTTCGAGCCTTCTGGTAAGCTCCCTTTTAATCGTAACTGATTTTTTACGTTTTCGTTCAACTTGTATTCTTTTCTTTAATCCTACGTGGGATATATAACGTCCTGTTTCTTTTGTTAGCCAGTTAGCAACTTCCCTGTAACTGTACTGCCTTAGATGTTTCTTCGCCTGTTCTAGTGCTTCTAGTTCCTCTGACAAGGGTAATAAAAAGTCAGGATCTTCAGGGTCTGGTTTGTAACCAAAAGGTATGGTTCTTGCTACTCTAGGTATTCTACTCCAGTTTTTTATCTCTATATCTGGCTTAGGTAACGTCCAAAAGCCTAAGTCCGTGCTACTCATTCTTGCCTTCTTTAGCAGGAAGAACAAACAAACCTCCAGAGGATTCAACATTAACTTTTTCTGTTTTAATAAATCCTGCCCTATCTAATAAATCTTTTGCTGCTGTCATCTTATCTCGTATACCTAACTCTGTAGGATCAATAAGAGCGTTGCCCATAGCCACAGCAGCCCTTGGTGCAACACGAGCCATATACTCTTTTGTTGCGTCAGCTATCTCATCTCTTAGACCTTTTATAACATGACTTGTTGCTGTAGTGTCAGAGTACCCTGCCATCTTCTTAGCCAAGGTTACATCCCCTCCTGCTTCATCAAACAAAACAGCCATGAACTTTTGTTGTTTTTCATTTAGGTTTTTTGTCATTCTTCTTTTTATCCTTAAAGGCTGATTGATCGTGTCGTGAATCTCTTGCCTGTTCTATAACTTTTTTTATCCAATCACCGTTTTCGCCTGTATTCCTACAATAGTCACATCTGTCATCTTCAATGTGATGCCCACAAACGTCACATGTAGGCTCATACAGCATTATGTTTTGTCCTGTTCCATAAAAGATTCAATAGCTTCTTCTGGCACACACATAATCTTCTCAGGGGATCTATCTCCATACTCTCTAACAAGAGCTTTAACAAGTTTAAAAGGGTTATCCCCTATATATTTTTGACACGTATAAGAGGTGTGGAAGTGTCCATGATCTGATGGGTGCTGAAATATAAATACATCCTGCGTTCCGTCTGAATATATTCCTGTCATTACTGCTACTATAAACCATGCTTTTACCATTTACTTTACTTTCCTGTACGCTCGTGTTTTCTTTGCGATACCCTTTGGCTGTTTGACAAATTGTTTCCCTGCCTTTGTGCCTTTTCTTTTAGCTCTAGTTGTCGCTGCGTACTCTGAGGGTGATAGAGCCTTGATTGCAGCCTCTGGAAGATAGCGTTCCCCAGTTTTGCTACTGGGCTTACCACTCTTTGTTCTCCACTTTTGTTTTGACCACGACTTTAGACTACGTTGACTTTTTGCTAGTGCCACGTTGTTTCCTCAATGTTTCTTTTGCTTTTTTGGCAAGCCTAGATTGTTCAGTTTTTCTTTGAACAGCAGCTCGTTGCTCAAGAACGGTGAGTATTTGGATCTTCCTCGCATAGGGTTTGTTAATTCTTTTAACTTTTTTAATAGTTTCTTTTGCATCATTCACCGTTGCGTATTTGATACTCACCGTATCTTTTGGATTTTCATCAGTGTAGAGTCTTCTACCTGAGCCTTTAGGCTTCTTGCCTGTGCCAACTCTAGGGTCTTTAGCGATAGCCGCCACCCTTAGATTTGTACTGCTTGGCTAACATCTGCGCTTTTCTAGCACTCCACTGTCCTGGCTTACCACCTTTAGAACCTGCTTTGATTCGGCTAAACAAGTTCTTTCTCATGGTAGGTTTAGTATAGTTTCCTGCTTTGTTAACAGTTGACTTAGCCATGTGACTAGCCTTTCATTATCTTATAGCCTTTAGCTTTTGCTGCGGCTCTAAGTTGAGGAACAGACATACCTCCTGCTGCGTAGCCTTTTTTCATGCCACCACGAGCCATGCCCTTCTTCTTCATCATACCACCCTTTGCGTAGCCTTTCTTCTTCTTAGTCATGCCACCCTTCGCCATTTTACCTTTACCGTCCATAGCGAAAGCAGGGACCATTTTACCTGTCTTAGGGTCTTTAGCCATAGGCATCTTAGCTCCACCTCGTGCCATACCTTTTTTCTTCATCTTTCCTTTAGCATGCATTGCCATAGTTACTTCTCCTTTGAATATAGATTGTTAAAGACTCGTTGAGTATCCCAAACGTACTCAGTCTCTTGTTTTGAATGGAACACCCTTTGGCTAGGCTTAAAGTCAGGTGGTCCTTCCCCTGTCTCAAACCATGCAGGGTGTGTTACTCGTACTCGATTGTTAGGTAACGCTACTATGTTACCTGTGTACTCTCCTGCCTCCATCAACTCTAACACATGACTTTGTTTGTGTTGAGCAGGGTCGTCAGCTATCTCGCTTATC